TTGGTTCTACTAAAGAAAAGATAGAAAGAGAGATATTAGAGAAACAGAAAGAGCTTATAGAAGCTAAAACTGAGAATTTACAATCAGCTAAACGTATCGAAGAGCTTTACACTAATGCTATAAACGCAATGAAGAACTACAGTGGACAGTCTAACGGCGATGACGAAGAAGATGAAGACGATGATTATTAGGACATATACCGAATTAATGAAATTAGCAACTTTCGAAGAGCGATACAAGTATCTAAAGTTAGTAGCGAGAGTAGGAGAGGAGACTTTCGGCTTTGAAAGATATTTGAATCAACAATTTTACCATTCGCAAGAGTGGAAATCGTTAAGAAGTCAGATAATCATAAGAGATAACGCCTGTGATCTTGGTATCCCAGGTAGAGAAATGGACAGTAGAATAATCATACACCACATGAATCCTATAACTAAAGATGACCTAATACACCAATCCGACTTTCTGCTTAATCCTGAGTATCTAATTTGCACTAGCAAGAAAACACACTCAGCAATACACTATGGAGATGATAATCTGTTGTTCGGCGAGATGGTCGAACGTTCCAAAGACGATACCTGTCCATGGAGGAGGTGATTCAAAATGGATAGTATATTGGGTTCAATCAAGAAATTATTAGGAATTCAACCAGAGTACAGAGCATTCGACGAAGACCTAATAATTCATATAAATACTGTTTTGGTTATCCTTAATCAACTTAACATCGGACCGCCCGAAGGTTTCTTAATTTATGATGGGACCGAGTTATGGGATGACTATATCGATAAAGAGCAAATCAACATGGTTAAAAGTTATATTTACCTAAAAGTAAGGTTAATGTTTGACCCTCCTGGAAGTGGTATATTAGTCGACAGTATAAATCGAATGCTTTCGGAACTTGAATGGCGCCTTTACCTAGAAGGAGACTCTCCGAAAGGAGGTGAATAGCGTGAGTAAGCAATATAGAATTGACGAGTTAGTGCATCATGGTGTTAAAGGTCAAAAGTGGGGTCGTAGAAGATACCAAAATGCTGACGGTTCTTTAACTCCTGCAGGTAAACAACGTTATGGTTCAGCAGAAAACTTTGATAGACAATATGACGCTCAACAAAAAGCAGCAATAGCCGGTAGTAAAAAAGCGGTGGATGGAGCTAGAGAATTAAATAAAGCTAGCAGAGAAATGCATAACGAGCGTACTAGAAAACAACAAAAGAAAGCGGATAAAGCGGTGGAAGAAGCCGTAAGAGAAAGAGCTAGAAAAATGTCTGATCAAGAATTACGTGAAGCTGTTAATAGACTTAATATGGAAGAAAACTATACACGTATGATGCAGAATAGAGAGCGTATCGATGTAGGGGAATCAAAAGCTTCTAAGTTTATGGATCATGCTGCTACAGCATTAACAGTTACAAGTACAGCGCTAAGTATAGCTCTAGCTATAAAAGAACTAAAGAAATAACAACTTAATATACGAAAGGAGAATTCAAAATGGCGTTATCGAATACTGCCACTCCGATTTACTACGGTAAATTCAGAGATGCTGTAATAAGAGGCGAGATACCAGTATGTAAAGAGATTTCCATGGAGATGAACAGAATCGATGACCTGATTGCGAATCCTGGAATATATTACGACGACCAAGCTATAAACGGTTTCATTGATTTTTGTGAGCAAGAGTTAACTTTAACCGATGGTGGAGACCTTCACTTATTGGACTCGTTTAAGTTATGGGCCGAACAAGTGTTCGGTTGGTATTATTTCGTCGAAAGAAGTGTATTCGAACCTTCGCCTGATGGGCATGGTGGTAAATACGTAACCAAAACGATAAAGAAGAGACTAATTAACAAACAATACTTGATAGTAGCTAGGGGTGCGGCTAAATCAATGTATGGGTCTCTTATACAGAACTACTATTTAAATGTCGATGTCAGCACAACGCACCAAATAACGACAGCGCCGACAATGAAACAAGCAGAAGAAATACTATCGCCAGCAAGAACTGCTATAACAAGAGCAAAAGGTCCTCTGTTTAAGTTCTTAACTGAGGGTTCTATACAAAACACTACTGGTTCTAAAGCCAATAGAACAAAGCTTGCGTCAACCAAGAAGGGTATAGAGAACTTTCTTACTGGTTCATTACTAGAGATAAGACCCATGAACATTAATAAACTTCAAGGATTAAGATGTAAAGTGGCAACAGTCGATGAATGGTTATCAGGAGACATAAGAGAAGACGTTATAGGTGCTATAGAACAAGGGGCTTCTAAACTGGATGACTATCTAATAGTAGCTATGAGTTCGGAAGGGACTGTAAGAAATGGGAGCGGTGACACAATCAAAATGGAGTTAATGGACATCCTAAAAGGAGATTACATCAACCCGCACGTTTCCATATGGTATTACAGACTCGACGAAATCGAAGAAGTCGGGGACCCTAACACGTGGATGAAAGCGAATCCAAACATAGGAAAAACAGTAACTTATGAGACTTACCAATTAGATGTAGAAAGAGCCGAGAAAAACCCAGCAGTGCGTAATGATATTCTAGCTAAACGTTTCGGAATACCAATGGAAGGTTACACTTACTTCTTTACTTATGAAGAAACTCTTCCTCACAGACGAAGAGACTTCTGGGGGATGCCTTGTGCGCTTGGAGCGGACTTATCGCAAGGGGATGACTTCTGTGCTTTCACGTTCTTATTCCCACTGAGAGATGGTTCGTTTGGAATCAAGACTCGAAACTACATTACTGATAAAACATTGCGTAAACTTCCAGGTGCTATGCGTCTTAAGTATGATGAGTTCATGCGAGAAGGAAGTTTGATTGTAATGGAAGGAACCGTACTTGACATGGAACAAGTCTATGATGACTTAGACGCTCATATAATCGAAAGAGAATACGATGTTCGTTGCTTTGGGTTTGACCCTTACAACGCTAGAGCATTTGTTGAACGTTGGGAAAGAGAAAACGGTCCATTCGGGATTGAAAAAGTAATACAAGGAGCTAAGACTGAGTCTGTTCCATTAGGAGAACTTAAGAAACTAGCAGAAGAAAGAATGTTAATATTCGACGAAGAACTAATGACGTTTACTATGGGTAACTGTATAACTTTAGAGGATACGAACGGTAACCGTAAGCTACTAAAGAAAAGATACGACCAGAAGATAGACGCCGTAGCAGCTATGATGGATGGTTATGTCGCGTACAAACTAAACAAAGATGCCTTCGAGTAAAAAAGGAGGTGAGAAAATGTACAGACTTACAGATTTAATCTCTAGTGATGAGTTGTACCACCATGGAATCAAAGGGCAAAAGTGGGGTCGTAGAAGATTTCAAAATGAAGACGGTAGCCTGACTCCTGCCGGAAAAGAACGTTATGACGATGATGGCCCAAGCGAAAAGAAGAAAGAGTATAAAATACCTGAAAAGAAATCTACTCATCGTCTGAAACTTGAGGAAAAATATGAAGCTCAAGGTATGACTAAACAACAAGCCGAACAAGCAGCAGCTAAACGTATCCGAGGCGAACAATATGCGGTAGCCGCAGCGGCTGTTACCGTAGCAGCATGTTATGCTTACAATAAACATAAAGGATACACTACAGATAAAACGTTGAGTAAAGATACCGACTTCCACCGTGTTATGCGTCTACATGAAAATGCCGAAATACGTGGAGGAAGACAGTACATGTCGTATAAGAAGTCTGATCAGATAAAATACAAAGGCGTGTTAGCTAAAGATCTACAACAAAAAGGCCAGTCATGGGAGAAGATATACGATGTATCAGTCAAGCCACAACAAGACGTTAAGATCGCGTCACCAAAAAGAGCTCAAGATACTTTTAATAATTTATATAAAAATGACTCGAGTTTCAAGAAATCAGTTGACGAATTAGCAAAAGATGCTGGCGCTTTTAATCCTAGATTCAACAAACTTACAGATAAAGTCACAAAAGGTGAGGTTTTAAATAAAAAGGATATGAAGAAAGCGTATGATATATACAATATCGCTCTTACTGATAACTCGGAAGAAGGTCAAGCTCGTGCTAGTAAATTCTACAAAGCTTTAAAAGACCAAGGTATGAATGCTATATATGACATAAACGATAAAAAATACAGCGGATACAACGCCAAAGCGCCTATCATAACATTCGATGGTAGATACGACTACGCTAAACGTGAAATGGCAAAAGAAGAAATCAAGAAAAACGCAGATAAGGGAATGGCTATGATGTTGGCTCCTTCTGCGGTTAAGATGGGTGGTGCTTACGCTGCTATATTTGGTGGTATGGCTTATTCCGATAAACGAGCTGTAGAGAAATACAAGGAAGAACATCCTAATACAAAACTTAGTGATAAAGAAATTAAAAAGATGTTGAAATTTGGAGTCACTGATGAAAAGTTATGGGGATAAAGGAGGTGAAGATTCAAAATGGGAATAACAGATAGATTACAACATGCTTGGAATGCTTTCTTGGATAACGATA